GGGCGTGACCCCCGCCGACACGCGCACGAGGGAGCGGCCGGTGGTCCGCGCCGACGAGCCCGCGGAGCTCGTGCGCCTGCGGGTGCTCTGGTACGCGCTGCGCGCCCGCGGCCTCGACGCCTGCGGGGCGCCGGGCATCGCCTACGACCGGCCCGTCGTGCAGACCTCGCCGCAGCAGCCCGCGGCGCCGCACGGGTACGGGATGGGCCACGCGCGGGACCCGGTGTCCGCGCGCCTCGCGCGGGTCCACGTCGTGAGCGGCCCCGAGGCCGCCGCGACCCTTGCGTGGTACCGGAGCTACGACGCGACGGGCGCGTGGGCTTCGAGCAGCGTGGAGGCGATCCTCGATGCCTGCGCTCGCGCGCTCGCCAGCGCGGAGCACCTCGCGGCGTGGGGCCGGTCCGGGGTGGCGCAGGGGCACGCGGGCAGGGCGCTCCAGGCGCACCTCACCGCAGCGGGCAGGACGTGGGCGCGGGCGAGGATGGCGCGGGCCTGGAGCGCGTGGACGACGGATGCGGCGAAGGCCGCGGAGAGGACAGGGACGTGATGGGCTACCTGATCCGGCTGGTGATTCGGTCCGCGCCGTTCGTGGCGCTGGCCATCTACGGGCAGCACCTGGTGAACACCGGGCACACGGGCGACGCCGTGAAGATGGCGCTCGCGCTCGGGGCGATCCTCAGCATCGAGGTCGCGTGCATGGCGATCGACGCGGCGATGAAGCGCCTCGCGCCGAGGGCGGAGCCGTGAGGATCACCTGCCCCCACTGCCACGCCGAGCACTGCCCCGAGGTGCTCCCCGCGTGTCGCGCTCGCGGCGACGCCACGCGCCGTCTCTACGCTCGCGCGAACGGCTACACCGAAACGCCGGGCGAGGCCCAGCAGCGCGTCATCGAGGAAGCCGTCGTGCGCGCCACCGCCCCGCTGCGCGCCGAGAACGCCCGCCTCCGCGCCGAGGTCGTGCGGCTCCGGGCGGAGCTCACGGTGCCCGGACGACCCCTCCCGCCGCCGCGGACACCCGCGCCGTGGACCTGCCGCGTCTGCGGCGCGCGCGTCGGTGCTCTCCACCGCGAAGCTCGGAGGGGCGCCGCCGTGAGCCGCACGGTCCTCGGCATCGACCCCGGCCTCGCGGCGCTCGGGTGGGCGATCATCGAGCGCGACGTGGGGCGCCCGTGGCTCGCGGCGCAGGGAGGCACGCGATGAGCCTCGCCGGTGTCCTCGGCGCGCTCTCTGTCCCGCGTCGCGCCCCCGCGCTGGTGGTGCAGGCGCCACCGCGGTGGCTCGTCGCGACCTTCCTCGCGCCCGCGCTGCGGGGCACCCCCGGCGCTCGCGCGATCGGCGGCGCGGCGCGGCAGTTCATGTTCACCATCGCGCCCGTCTCGGAGGCGACGTGCGCCATCGCGCGGTCGCAGGCGATCCTCCTGCGCGACCGGGTGGCGGCGCTGCCTCGCGCGGACCAGGCGCCGGTGATGCTCGCCACGCTGCGGGAGCTGCTCACCGACGCGCCGACCGACGACGCTGTGGCGCTCGACCGGAGCATCGTCGCCGCAGCGCGCACGGAGGGCGTGGACCCCACCGCGGCGCAGACGGCGACGGCGGCGGGGATCGTCGCGGAGATCATGCGAGCGCCCTCGGGCGCGGAGAGGATGACGTGATGGACGACATGGACACCGGGGTCTGCCCCCACTGCGGCGATGAGGTGCAGCGGCTCCGCGCGATCATCGCCGGGAGCCCCGACGCGCCGACCGACGCGGAGCTCGATGCGCACGCGGGGCCGTGGCTCGCGCGGCTGTACAACGGCGCGGGTGCCGGGTGGCCCTGCGGACGCGACCGGGCTCCTCGGGCGCCTCCAGGGGCGCGCCGGGGGCGCCATGCGGGACGCGAGCGGGTCCCAGGTGGCGCAGCGGTGGGCGCTCCTGCACCGCGAGGGCGCGACGTGACATACTCTGACACGAGGCAGACGAATGGCTGAGAATCAAGCGGCCGAGGCGCCGCCCGTCCCGCAGCGGGCCTTGCGCGCGCGCGCGATCCCCCGGGAGCGGCTCGACGAGGTAGAGCGCCGCATCCTGCGCGCGGAGTCGTCGCACGACATCGAGCGCGAGTGCTCGGCGCTGTGGGGCACCACGCGCCGCAACATCCGTCGCTACGTGGCGATCGTGCGACGCCGCCTCGGCGACCGCGTGCGCGACATCGCCCCCGAGGCAGACGGCGCACAGGTGCGGGCGATGCTCGAGGCTGCGTACCGCGTGGCCAACGAGGACCGCGACGCGAAGGGCATGGTCGCCGCCGCGCGCACCCTCGCGGACGTGACCGGCGTCGCCGCGCCGCGCAAGGTCGACATCACCACCGCGGGCAAGCCGCTGACGGCGCTCTCGGACGAGGAGCTCGATGCTCGCATCGCTGCACTCGAAGCCGCGAACGCGCGCTGAGCGCGAGGCGTACGCGCGCTACCTCGAAGAGCTCGCGGCCCTGCGGGCGGAGCGGGAGCGCCGCCGCGGGGGGTTGCTCGACTTCATCCCGCGCATCGCCCCCCGGTACGCGCGCCCGGAGCACCTCGCGCCCGTTGCGCGACTGATCGAGCGCGCGGAGCGAGAGCCGGTGTTCGCGTGCGTGTCCGTCCCGCCGCGGCACGGCAAGACAGAGATGGTCCTCGCGGCCATCGCGTGGTGGCTCTCGCGGCGCCCTGAGGACTCGCTCGGGTATGTGTCCTACGCGTCCGCGTTCGCGGAGTCCAAGAGTCTCCGCGCGCGCGACTTCGCCACCGCCGCAGGCGTGCGGCTGCACCCGCAGCGATCGACGCTCGCGGAGTGGCGCACGACCGAAGGCGGCGGGCTCCTCGCTACGGGCATCGGAGGTCCGCTCACGGGGCAGGGCGTGCGCCTCGCGTTCGTGGATGACCCGGTGAAGAACCGCGAGGAGGCCGAGAGCGCGCTCATCCGGCAACGCACCTGGGACTGGTTCACCTCGACGCTGTGGACGCGCGTTGAGCCGGGCGGGTCCTGCATCGTGGTTCACACCCGATGGCACGAGGACGACTTGATCGGGCGCCTCGCGCGCGGCGAGATGGGCGACGAGGCGCGGTGGGAGGTGGTGAACCTCCCCGCGATCGACGACGACGGCGCAGCGCTCTGGCCTTCGCGCTGGCCCGTGGGCGAGCTCGCGAAGAAGCGCGCGGCGAACGAATACGACTGGCACTCCCTGTTCATGGGCGCCCCGCGCGCCCGGGGCGGGGAGGTGTTCCGCGCGCCCGCGCGCTACGTCGCGCCGGATCTGGCGGGCGCACGCATCGTCCTCGCGGTGGACCCTGCGGGCACCGAGAGCACCCGCGCCGACTGGACCGTTGCGGTTGCGCTCGCGATGCACGGGAGCGGCGTCACCCTGCGCGCCGACGTGGTCGACGTGCTGCGGCTCCAGCGCGAGCCCGGCGACACCGCGCGGGAGCTGCTCGCGTGGCAGCGAAAGCACGGGAGCGCACCCCTGCACATCGAGGCGTCGCGCGATGGAAAGTCCATCGCGAAGGCCCTGCGCGCGATGCAGCCGAGCCTGCGCCTCGCGGAGCTCGCCCCGCGTGGCGACAAGTTCGTGCGCGCGCAGCCGGTGGCGACCGCGTGGAACGAGGGCCGCGTGCGGGTGCCGTCGACCTCGCAGGGCGCGCCGTGGCTCGGGCCGTTCCTCGACACGGTATGCCGCTTCACGGGCGTATCCGACCGCCACGACGACGACGTGGACGCACTCGCCTACGCGTGGACCGCGGGCGCCAGCGCCGGGCCGACGTTCTTCCAGCGCTAGCCCCATGGGCCGCAGCGCTTTCCGCTCGCTTTGACATACCTCGTCCGCGCGTGACATTATCTGTCCACCCGGTGGACACCGACGACTTCATCCGCGCGCTCCGCAAGCGTTCGCCCGACCACGGCGGGCCGCTGGGCTGCGCGCACTGGCGTCTGGTGCGCGACGCGATCGAGGGCACGGGCGGCTTCCTCGCGGGGCTGCGGGACCTGCGGGTCTACGACTACGGCCCCGACGGCTCGCGCTACGGATCCTCGGCGCCGCTCGCGAAGGACGGATCGACGTACCTCGCCCAGTTCCCTCGCGAGTCCGCGGAGGACTTCTCCGCCCGCGTCCGCGCGACGACGTACGACAACCACGTCGCCCCCGTGGCGCGCACGTACACGGGCCAGCTCTGGACCTCGACGCCGCAGCGGGAGACGACCATCGACGCGGTGCGCGCGTTCTGGGCGGACCCCGACGCGGGCCTCGGCGCCGTGGACGCGTGGATGCGCGACGGGTCGGATCGCGCGCTGCGGTGCGGGTGGGCCGCGTGCCTCATCGACCGCCCCGAGGGTGAGCGCCCCGCGACCGCGCCGGGCACGGTGGGCCGATGGCTGGAGCCCGACGAGCTCCTCGACTGGCGCCTCGATGATCGCGGCGCGTTCGAGTGGGTGCGCCTCTGCTCTCGCGTGGCGTCGAGCGACCCCATCACGGGCGTCGAGAGCGAGCGCGAGATCATCACCGTCTGGACGCGCACGTACTGGCGGCGCTTCGACCTCGCGAAGTCGGGCGAGCGCTGGACGATCGAGGCCGACAGCGGCGCGGTCGATCACACGCTCGGGCGCGTGCCGCTCGCGGTGCTGCGATGGGTCCCCACGTCGGACCGCGATGACCTCTACGCGCCGTCGGTGCTGAGCGGGTCCGTGTCCGCGTCCGTCGAGCTCTTCAACGTGCGCAGCGAGCAGCGCGCCATCGAGCGCGATTGCGTGTTCCCGGTGCTGTGCGTGCAGACCTCCGACCCGGACCGATTCCAAGGGTCGAAGGTGAGCACGCACTCGGGCCTCGCCGTCGAGCCCGGGATGGGCTTCCCCGCGTTCGTCTCGCCCGACGCGGCCGTGACGGTCCACTACGCGGGTCGCGTCGAGGAGCTCACGACGCGCGTCTACGAGGCCGCGTATCTCGACCGCCCGAGCGCGTCGGCCGTCGCGCCCGAGAGCGGCGTGGCGCGCGCGTACCGCTTCCGGCAGATGTCCGGGCTCCTCGTGACCGCCGCGGGCGAGCACGAGGCGTTCGAGCGCGAGGTGGTGTCGATCCTCGCGGCGTGGGACGGCGCCGACGCCGCGGCGTGGCAGAACGCGACCACCATCAGCTACCCGCGCCGCTTCGACCCGCAGGACGCGGAGACGCAGGCCGACGCGGGCATGGCGGTGCTCAAGGAGAGCGACCGCCTCGTGCCCGAGCTCGACGCGCAGGCGCGCGCGCAGATCGCGGCGGCGCTCTTCCCGCGGCTCTCGCCCGACGCGGCCGCACGGCTGCGCACGGAGCTCGCGCTGCGCGCAGCGTTCGAGCGCGAGCAGTTCACAGCGCGGTTCGACATCGCGAAGCTCTCGCAGGCGGCGGCGCCGTCGAGCGTGGAGCTCAACAGCTTCTCCACGCCGTTCATGACGGCCAACGAGGTGCGCGCGCAGATCGGCGTGGGCGTGTCGGATGACCCGCTCGCGAACACGATCCCGGCCCTCGAAGAGCTCCGCGCGAAGCTCGCGGCGCAGGCTCTCGAAGCCGCCGCGCAGCAGACCGCAGGCATCGACGCCGCGACCAACGCGGCGGTGAACGCGCTCCCGGAAGCCACGCCGGGGGATGTCGTGATCGGAGGCGTGGCGACCGAAGGCACCGGCACCACGGCCGGAGCGGGAGCGTGATCGTGGAGACCGAGACGACCGAGACGAAGCAGGCCGAGACGACCGCGAAGGCCGCGGAGGAGAAGCTCCTCCCGCAGTCGCAGGTCAACGACATCGTGGCGCGCGAGGTGAAGCGCGCCGAGGCGAAGGTCAGCGCGCAGCTCGAAGAGTTCCGCGCGAAGGCCGCGAAGGTCGAGGAGTTCGAGAAGGCCGCGCGCGAGGCGGAGGAAGCGAAGCTCTCCGCGACCGAGCGCGAGAAGCGCGAGCGCGCCCGCGAGATCGAGGCGCGCGACAAGCAGATCGCCGCGCTCGACGCCGCCGTCAAGACCGAGCGCCAGCGGCGCCACGCGCTGATGATCGAGAACGCCGCGGCGCAGCGCGTGAGCGGCGTGGCAACGAAGCTCTTCAACCCGCAGCTCGCGGGCGTGGTGACGCGCGAGGTCGCGTCGCTCCTGCGCGTCGAGGACGACGGGCAGGGCAACGAGCGCGTGGTCGCGGTGATGGGCGCCGAGGGCGACCGGGAGCCGCTGGAGACCGCGTGGTCGAAGATCGAGGCGGAGCGGCTCGCTCCGTTTTTCAAGGCCGCGGGCGGCGCTGGTGCCGCGCACGGCGGCGGTGCAGGCGCTGGCACCGCTTCATGGAAAGACCTGCCCGCGAGCGCGAAGATCGCCGCGGGGTTGCAGGCAAGGCGCTGATCCACCCTGCGGCCGTGAGGGCCGCGCATCGAGGCAGTCATGGCGGTCCTCTCTCTCAACGAACTCCTCAAGGGCACCTCGGATCCGGTCGCGGCCGGGGTCATCGAGAACATCGTCACCGTCGACCAGCTCGTCGCGAACCTCCCGTTCGTGTCGTGCGGCTCGCGTGACTCGCTGGTCTACCGTCGGGAGAAGGCGCTCCCGACGACCAGCAAGCCGACGTCGGGCGCGACCATCACCGCGGACAACGCGCTGACGTTCACCCGCGCGGAGAGCTTCGTGCGCCGCCTGGTCATCGACCAGGACATCGACATCCTCGACGCGGGCGCCGCGGGCGGGATGATGGGCGCGAAGGCGACCGCCATCGAGAAGGCCGCGAAGAGCATCGCGCGCAGCTTCGGCGACGACATCATCACCGGCAACCTGAACCTCACCGTGACCGTGCTCGAGGTCGGCTCCTCGGGCGCGAGCGCGGCGACCATCGCCCTCGGCCCCGGCCACGACCCGCGCCGCGGGTACGGCGAGGTGAAGTACACGCACAGCGGGACCACCGTGGCCTACCGCGCGCCGGGGGACGCGGAGTTCGGTGCCGCCGTCTCGTACACCGCGGGCGTGAAGGTCTACTCGTCCAACACGGACAAGTGGGCCACGGTCACGCTCACGGGCACGCTCAGCGCGAACGGCACCACCGTGTTCTCCGCGGCGTTCACCTCCTCGACGGCGGAGATCGAGGGCATCCAGCGCCTCGTGGCCACGGCGCAGACGATCTCCTCGTCGGGCTCCAACGGGGACGCCATCGCGCTCGCGACGCTCGACCAGCTCGCCGACCTCGTGACCGACAACGGCGGGCCGAAGGTCTACATCATGACCCGGCGCACGCGCCGCGCGGTGGCCGCGCTCCTGCGCGCCGCGGGCGGGGCGACCATGAGCGAGTTCCGCGACCAGTTCGCGGTGATGGGCCAGCCGATGCGCGAGCCCCTGCTCACCTACAACGGCATCCCGATCCTGGTGTCCGACTGGATCCCGGTGACGGAGACGAAGAACTCCCTCACGGACGGCACCTCCGTGTACTGCGCCACGCTCGGCGAGAACGCGGGGCTCGCGGGCCTCTTCTCCGAGGCGTCGATGGACGCCGAGGACCAGGGCGTCATCTCGCGCGGCCCCACGGGCCTCACGGTCGTGGACCTCGGCACGGTGCAGAACGCCGACGTGAAGCGCATGCGCGTGAAGGCGTACTGGGGCCTGCTCAACAAGAGCGAGAAGGGCCTCGCGCGCGCGAAGGAGATCACCAACTGACCTCACGCGCGTCCCTCTGATCGCGCGCCGAAGGAGACCTCGTCATGCCCGTCAGCGAAGCCCACCTCGACAAGCCCCGCGACCTCGTGCGCCTGCGGTACCCGTCCTACACGGGCGACCTGCGGGGCGTCGTGTTCGTCGACGGCGTGGCGCAGAACGGGTGCCCCGCGCACATCGCGGACAGGCTGCGCGGGATCTTCGGCGCGGTCATCGAGATCGTCGGTCCATGGGACGCGCACCCTGTCGTCGCGCCGGGGGCTCCCCCTCCCGCTCCCGGCGCGACGGCGCCTTCGTCCGCCATCCAGACCCCCGTGTCGCCCCCTGCGCCGGACGCGCCCACGATCGCGCCGGTCCCTCCCGCAGGGGGCGCTCCCCCTCACCTCGACGCAGCCGCCGCGTACCGCGGTGTCGCTGAGTCCGCACGCACCTCGCGCCCGCGGGGCCGCTGATGGTGTGGGCGACCACCGCGACGGTCAACGCCCGTAGCACGCTCGCGTCCGTGGCCCTCTCGGCGCTGAGTGCGGCGGCGGTCGCGCGCGGTGACGCGGCGATCACCGACTACGACGACCTCATCACCGACGCGCACAACCAGGTGGTCGAGGCGCTCCGGCAGCGCGGCGT